CAAACGGTAATAGCGAGCCAGTTTCCCGGCTCGCTTGCATGATATAAGATTCAATGGGTTTTAATTAGTCGATGTTGATTTTCTTAGGCTTCTGGTTTTCAGGAATGAAGTTTTCCAACCAGACCTTTAGAATGCCATTCATCAACTCGGCATTCTTCACTTCTACCGTATCAGCAAGAGTGAATGTGCGATTGAAGGCACGCTCTGCGATTCCCTTGTAGAAGTAATATGCGGTAGCATTATCCATATCGTTGGCATCCTTAGTCTTGCCAGCAATCGTTAGCTTACCACCATCAAGCGTTAGCTCGATATCTGTCTTTGAGAATCCCGCGACAGCCATTTCGATGACGTACTTGTTTTCATCGACCTTCTTGATATTGTATGGAGGATATCCAGGAAGGTTCTTACCGATACCATCCAGCTGCGAAGAAAGTAGCTTGAATGTCTTGTCGAAACCGACAGAGAAAGGATCGAAAGAAGTTAGGCTTGGGAATTGTGCGTAGTCGTTCTTTGTCATAGTATGACCTCCTATTAGGCAAGGTTATGTTATGTGACCCCGAAGGCGTCACGGTTTATTTATATGAAGCGAAGGAGATATATCCCCAACGCTACACATAAATTCAAGAAGGTAGAAGCTGCGTTAATCAAGCGACCTTTCCGCGATTCTTACCGATATTATATTTAGCTTCCAGTTTCCACTCATTCTTCTCCTTGTGTGTGAGAATTTTGATCTGGTTCAATGAAGCGATAGGATCCTCTGATGCCTTAGGATCAACAAGATCAATCAGCTCCCATTCGGCAAGTAGATTGGCAATCTTGTTTCGACGAGCTTTGTCATCATCAGAGAAGTTTGTTGGTTTACCATCAAGCGCAAATAGTTCCTTGAAGTGAACCACATAGTAGCGGCCCTGCTTATGGAAGATGTGGCAAGATTGATAGAGTGTGGATTTTTCAGCAGATGCGACGCCGATGCGGCTGAGCGTTTCGCGGATCTTTAGGAAATCTTCTGGTGTCTTTAGTCGTACCTCAATCATGGAGTCAATAATGGATTGCATTCTGTTCACCTTTTGCCAAGTAGTAACCTGATCTGGTCTACTTGGCTGGGTGTCAATACGGTCAGTGCTTGTTTAGCCTCTGAACGCCCATAGCCGAAGAACTCCATAATCAGGTCTACAGAATCGTTCTTTTCTTCTTTTTGCCACTTGGCAAACTTACGGTTCTGTTTCCTGATTATATTTATAAAATACTCGTACTGCAATAATTTGTCGAGATGACCTCGCTGATTCATCTCGTTAGCATACAATATGCAGTCTTGATGATACGACAACGATTTATTGGTTAGAAAAGGCACGTAAGCCTTTTCTTCTGTTTCTCCATGCCCACGCATCATGTTTGCTTGCTTGGGCTTCATAATCGAGTTGACGTAATCAAACGGTCCGCTCATTTGAACTCACAATCAATCATAATCTGCGTCATACACGCAGCAAGGTTGATTTCCTGATCGACAACAAACGCAGCCTTGTACTGATAGTCCGCAAGAATGAGGATCAACTGTGGTACTGAATTCTGATCCAGAATATCATATGCGGTATCATACAGAGAGCGGAACAGAGTGTTCACGTCCGCGCTAGAGTTATTACCAATCCACTTTCGCATGTTCTCGAATTCGCGGTTCTTCAAGCATTTGACCAGCTCTTTGACATCCACATTGTCTACAGACGCGAGAATACCAGCGTCAATCTTACCACGCGCACCATACCGCTGGAACTCATTGAGTACACGACGCCAATCAGGAATGTGCTTCTTGATTACCTCAGCAACCGCACCCTTATCATACTCAACATTCTCAGTCTCAAGGATCCAAATAGCCCGCTTCATAAACTCAACAGCCAGACTACCAAGTTGCTTCTTCTGGATCTTGAAGTCTACGACAGCGCACCGAGAATGTAGTGGTTGAATAATTCGATTCTTGAAATTGCAGGTAAGGATGAATCCGCAATTACTTGAGAACTCTTCCATGAAGTTTCGGAGTGCGGGTTGTGTAGAGTTAGCGTTGAGATAATCTGCCTCATCCAAGATAACATACTTACGTCCTCCACCAAATGACACGGTACCTGCATAGTTGCGAATTTCATTTCGCAGTGTGTCGATGTTACCATTCATCGAACCGTTGATAATAATATAATCAGCATTGATCTCGTCCAACATAGCACGAGCGACGGTAGTTTTACCAACACCTGCGCTACCTGCGAGCAACAGATTTGGAATGCTACCATCGTTTACGAATTGTTGGAATGTTTGTTTTAGATCATCAGGCAGAATGCAATCGGCAATCTTATGTGGTCGATACTTCTCTACCCACAGAAATTCATCACGCATGTTGGCTCCATCAGTTCCAAGAAGACACAGAATATCGCTGAAGGATTTTCTGTTCCTCTTCGGTCATTTCAAAAATTTCACGCATACCATCTTGCTTGATCGGAATAAGAATCATATCACGACCATCTTTGGTGGTATACTTATTGTATTGTAATCCATCTTCAGGAAAAATGCAATACACTTTTCCTGCACTATAGTGATTTTCTTTTGCGTTTGGTACAGAAACGAAAATCAATCTACAAACATTTTGACATTTGCGTAACTGGTTTGGCTTTATGGTAAATGAATCTCTGTAGACGAATGGAACCTGCGTCTTAACTTCTGCCCACTTACCATCTATCAAAGCATCCTTATGACTATCATATTGGTCAATAGATGCTTTAACTTTCATACCTTGTTCACTATACCAATTCAACACGATACTCTCGCCCGCACGGCCGAGTTTAGATTGCTTGCTATCTTGTGCCATTTCACATATCCATAACGAAAGATGGGGGCTTTCGCCCCCATTAATTAGGCATCAAAAGATGAACCAGATTCCGTTGCGACCCAGTAATGGCAGATGCCATCAGTGGATGCAAAGTATGCGATACCCTTCGAAGATACCTTCACATCATAGTCCTTACCACCCATGACCTTCAGGTTATCAACCTTGAAGATCATCTTATAGTTCTTCTCAGCCTTTCCTACAGGGCTCTTAAAGCGATTGGTGGAATCGCTTCGTGAATCAATAGCGCAGAAGTATGCGTTACCATGTTCACCGAGAAGAGCAATTTCTGGCAGAGCAAGGAGCGAAGCTTGACGCAATGCTCTTTGAAGCTTCGCTGCTTCCAGAACAAAAGCCACATCAACCGAAGGGAGCGTGACTTCCTTGGTAGGAAGACTGGGAAGAAGCTCTGCCTTTGCACGAACGATATCTGAGATATCGCCACTTCCATTTGAGATGGAAACGAACGTGTCGCCGACAGAGACATCAGGGTTTTCATAATCACTCAGAACGCCAATGAACTGAGACAGATCGAAGACACCAAATTCGGTGTCGATGGTGTCTTCGATCTTTACCTTTGCGAAGACGGTCTTCTGTGGTGAAACCGTCTTCAATTCTGTGCCAGCAGTAAACAACATGCTGGGATTGATTGACGCAAAATTCTTCAATACATCAACAGTAGACTTAGAGATTTTCATGGTATATTCCTTCACTCAAGATAATCATAATAGCAGGTGTGAATACGGATGTCAATTACATTTTCTTCTGGCCCTTAGGTGCCATATCTGCCAAGTCAGCAGTAGCACCAGCGCCAATCTGTGCGAGATCCATAAGAGAACCAGCGAACACATATGAACCCATATGCTGGAGTTTCATCCATGGGCAAAGCCATGTCTTAACACCAATATCCCACATCTTCTGACAGAACCAATAGTCCTCAGAAAGATAACGCTTTGATTTGGCATCGACTTCGGCTTGGAAAGCCATAATAATTTCGCGTGTACCATCAAAATGTTCTGTGCGAACATGGTCAGGTAGGTACATGTACTGTGGATATGCAGCAACGAACTTTTCCAACGCAGACCGCTGGATCATCATGAAGCCAGTACCACCTTCTAGAACCTCTACAGGCTCATCAAGCGGAATGGATCCAGAGCCAGCTACTGGATTGAAAACATAATCACCAACATACTTCTCGAGGTTCTCTGGGTTCTTATCAGCGAAGCCACGATCAACGGCCCGCTTAATCTTTTCCCATGCGATACACTTCTTTGGATATGGTCCGCATACGATTTCCTTATCGCTACCAGCTTCTGCGATAACAGATAGTGCGATAACATCGTTTGGATCAAAGCCAATATCAGCATCAATGAACATCAAATGCGTACAATCGGAACGCAAAAATTCGTCCACGAGATAGTTTCGCGCACGAGTGATTAGAGATTCGTTGAAGAGGTAATAGAAGCGAACATCCATACCATACTGTGCAGCCATGGATGCAAGATCAGCGGTTGATTTTGTGTACTGACCACCACACATACCGCCGTACATTGGTGTGGCTACTAGAATTTTGCGCTTACGCAGTTCTTCAATTGATACGGATACTTCAAATGCGGACATAATATCTCCATGTTAAAATTGCATTAGTATATATGGAAAATTAAAGATGTTCAGCGGCTTCCTGCTGCTTCTTTTTCCAACGACGAATAGCCTGGATTTTATCCAAGCGGCGCTTCATTGAAGGCTTCGTGTAATGTTCACGCTCAGAAAGGTCTCGCATGATACCATCCGCTTGCACCTTCTTCTTGAGGACACGCAATGCACCATTAACATCGTTATTACGAACAGTAACACTCAACCCGCGAAGGTGAGAGTAAGGAATTTCATCGTTATTCAATTTTAGACTCCATTAAAAATAGGGTGAGGAATGCTCCCCACCCTATATAGCACAAATTAAGCCGCGATGCGGTAATAAAGCTTGCGCTCACCCTTAACCGTGCGATAGTTGCTGTAGATCGTATGTGAGCCGCGAAGGTCACTAACACGCTTGTAAATGCCTTCCTTAGAAATGCCAGTAAGCTTCGAAAGCTTAGCGACAGTAACGCCGGGGCCAGTGTTATTACGACGAAGGTGCTTTTCAATCAAGGACAACTGGGACATATATCTCTCCATAATTTAAGTTTAGGTTATATTAGTCTCAGAAAGAAATTTCCTGAGACTTCTCCAAAGCAGGATCGGCTGCCGGAGTGGCGGGGATGGGATTGATCGTAGGATCAACCTTGCTATAGAGATCAAGAAAAGCAGTCTTGGTCTCTTCATCGAAACGGTTAATACAGAACTTGATAGCCTTCATGCGGTCACCAAGCATCAGGTAAGTCTGAGCGATATGCACCAGACGGCGAGTAGAAATAAGCTCGTCAATTGCGCCATCAGCAAAAGTCTTGCGGATAATTTCTGACCAAACAGTCAGATGGTCAATGAACGATGCATCAGACTCGGGCAAATCCTTGCCAAGATAGTTGATGAGGATCTTCTTTTCAATCTGGACAGTGGGATATTCCTGCTCGACCGTGATCGGGAAACGCTCAAGCCAAGCATCGTCAAGCATGGTAGCAGCAACATAGCGACCATCTTCCGAACCGCGACCCTTGGTGTTCGCAGTGACCATCACATTGAAGCCATCAGCAGGCTTGACAATCTCACCAGTCTTCTTCACATAGTAAGACTTGCCCTCGAGGATACCTTGCAGACACATAGCCTTGCCAGGATCAGCACGGTCAGCCTCGTCAATCAGCAACAGGGCACCAATTTCCATTGCACGGAGCACCGGGCCCTTCATGAACTTGGTCTCGCCATTGATAAGACGGAAACCACCGATCAGATCGTCCTCGTCAGTCTCACGCGACATCTGCACACGGATCATTGCGCGCTTGGCTTTCGCGCAAGCCTGCTCGACCATGAAAGTCTTGCCGTTGCCAGAGTGACCAGAAATGAACACAGGAAAGAACTTGCCAGACGCGATAATCTTTTCGATCATCTTGAACTCGCCAAACGGGACGTAGTTCTTGTCTTTCTCGGGCACCGCAGCATAATCATGCTCGGACACCGCGTTGGGATCAAACTTGGTGGTCACAGACTGAGCCTTGCGAATGGGAACGACATCCGCTGCCATAGCAACAGTCGGCGCACCAACCATAGCCGGCAAACGATACTTGCCATGGCTAACACGATATTCGTCAACAAAAAGCCAATTCAGAGTACGGATATCCACACCAAGCGATTCGGCAAACTTTAGCACATTACCACGCGCAACAACCGCGTCAACGCCAAACTTGCTGATGGCTTTCTCGAGGAACTTAGACTGATTGGTATTCATTTGGATCACCTCATCTCATCATCATATAACGTAGTATAGCATTGGTAAGCTGGATTGTCAACCACTAAATTCGCTCGATGGTAGGCTTACCAACGAGTCCAGTAGAAGCCAACAAAAGACGCATGAATTCGAAGGCATCCTTGAGATAGCGAAACTTGGCTGTCTCGTCGGTCAGGAGCTTGTCTTCGCCCTTGATTGTATATGATACTTTGAACATAGCCATTCCTTTCGTCATCATGTTACCATTATAGTTGGAAATGAGGGCTTTGTCAACCCTCATTTCCGTTTCGTATTTATACGGCAATTTTGTCAATAAACTTAGCCAACACAACACGAGAAGTGCCGCGCTTGTTTTGTGCATTGACAAAAGCCGTTTTCAGTTTGCCTTTCGAGGCATCCGCAGCAATGTCACCCATGCCAGAACCCTCGGTACGCAAGTCTTTGCCACCTTTGATATAATAGAACTCATTGTGACCATACAAGCCAGGCACAATCGCGTACTGATTAGAACGGAAAGACTTAGCCATCGCTTCGGCGTCAAACCAGTTGGCACCAGCATATTGTGCGCCTTGTGTAACGTCACGGGCGCTGTTGGTAATGTAAAAGCCAACAAGATTGACCTTCATTGTGTCACGGATCAGTTTAGCATACATTGAAGTAAACTGGTGACCGTGTTCGAAATTCAAGCGGATTTGGCGCTTGCTGTTCTCGTCGGTAAGAAAAGTGGTACGCTTGTTGGTAATTGAGGAACCATCCAGATGACCACGTTGACCATTCTGCCCATGCAAAACATAAGACGGATGATCGGACTCGCCGTCAGTGATGGTTACCATGTTTACAATCTCGAGGTTCTTCTCCTTCGTAAACTTGGTAATGATATCACGACCCAACATCAAGGAATCATTGAACGGAGTTGATCCAAGACTGAGGAACTCGAACGGATCACGCATACGGCCGAAGAAAGCATCACGGACATAATGCTTCACATTGTGATATCCAGTAGGCACCATTTCGGTATTGGTATAATTTTGGATCATACCAGAGACCAACAATGTGGAACACATGAAATTGAAATCGCGCAGGTTCATGCCTTCGTGAAACAATTCCAACAATGACAGTTCCGTGTTGGGATACACGAAATGTTTGCCAACACGCCTATCAATGTTCCGAATTTCGGAATGGATATTGCTACGCATTGCCGTATACTTTTCGGAAGCAGGATGCTTATAACCTGCACCAGCTAGACCAGTCGAGAAACCATAGATACGGTGTGGGATGTTAGCACGGCGACAAAAAGTAGCCAGTGTAATCATCTGTTCGACCGCACCGCGGATGTGACCGCACATAGAACCAGACAGGTCGAGATAAACGACAAGCCCGTGGTTCTTGCCTTTAGGCAGTACCGTGAGCCGACGGAAGATATCCTCGCTGAACTTATAGCTATGGATCTTTGTCGTATCAATGGTACCAGTCTTGGATTGCTTGCTACGGGAATAGGCCGTAGCAGCCTTCCGTACTTCAAATTCCTTTACCATATAATTGATGGCATTGTTATTATCACTTCGGAACTTGGAGAACACACGATTGGCAAATGCTTGATAATCAGCCACCTTGCCGAGATTGATATCATGCTGAGCATACTTCAGGATATCGCCGTATTTCACAATGAAGTTGGCAGAATTGATATCCTTTGGAAGAACCACATAACGGAGCTCGCGGCCGAGCATAGAAGGATCAACCAGATCCTGCATCTTTTCAGAGAGAGCCTTGTCGGTAGTGGCTTCTTCAATCATGCCATTGGATTGCTTGCGACCCTTAGACTTATAGCCATCTTCTACTTCATCGCCATTACCAAACTCGGACTCCGACTCACCATCATCACCAAGTTCCTCAGCGTCTTCCCAATCGTCGCCATCATCACCATCGTCGCCGTCTTTATCCTTGCGGGTAGAAACGTCACGCATATCCTCTTCTTCCTCTTCCTGCTCAGCCTTTTCTTTGGCAAAAGCAAGGAGATCGGTAGCCAGCTGGACGGCTTCGGTCCAAGTATGGATGTCCTCAGCCCGCTTGACAAACACCTGCTCCTCATCTGAAAAAGGAACCTGCATATGAGCGCCAACCTTGAAGTAAAGGTTGATACGGTCGATGGTTGACAGTTCATCAGGATTGGTAGACTTCACATTGAAAAAGTCCGACTCGAAAAGCCACTTGTAGCCATCGTGAAAATCACGGCGAGAACCTGGGAACTTAGCCTTAATCTTACGCTCGATCCGCGCGTCCTCGACCACATTCAGATAGCCCTGGAATGTGCGCGACACACGGCGGCCGTCTGATTCCTCAACGGAGTTAATAGCACCTTTCCAGCCATCAGCAGGAGTCTCAAGGGCGTGACCGACCTCGTGGAGTACCAGCAGATGGTACAGGCTCTCGGTCATTTCCTGCCACATGGGCAAACGTAGAACGCGGTTCTTTACGTCGAAAGACGCAGTGACCACGGGTGCATGTTCCACAGCAATGTTCTCAGCCGCCAGCAGTTTAGCCAACTTGTCGAGCGCGCCAGGCGATACCAGTTTCTCAGCCATTATCTTCTCCTCAATTCATTATGTATAGTAGCACATGGCGCGGCGATTGTCAACCCTCACTCTTCCCAGAAGAGAATGTCCCTACGGATCAATTCCTTGGCTATCAATAGCTTACCCTGCCGCACTTTTCGAGCAAAAGTTGGATCGTTTTTTACCACTACCAAATCAGTAGCACGATCCAGCATATCCAAGGCTGCAAATAGACCATCAGTTTCTTTGAACCGAAGTCTAATACTGGCTATAAAGGATTCAATCATATTTTACTCCTTAAACCAAGCTTCGACCACAGCATAATCTGTATAGCCGTCTTCGCCCCACTTGATACCTTCATTAATGATATCCTGAATGGCTTCTACGCATTCGTCATACTCGCCGCCACTGGCGCGACAACCCCAATCGTAGGCGCATTGTTGATCCTCACCACGCCGAACGCCAGCGCGATAGATATCCTTGATTTGCTCAATAGTGAAGGTAAATGTTCTATCGGTCATACAGTTACTCCTAGCAATCCGGATCAAAATCTTGCCATTCTTGCATCTCGGACGGTTGACCGTCGTCTTCATAGCCATAATTATTGGATTCTAGTTTGGCTTTGAGGATTGCGTTTTTTTGTTCTAGTTCTTCATTTTCAGCCGTCAACGCTTTGATAATCGCTCGGGCACAAAGGAGTTCCGCTTTCAAAGTATTAGCCATGATATCTCTCCTCAGTCGGAAGCCCAATCGGTAAGCTTGTAATCCCAGAAGTCGGCGTAGTTTTTGGCTTCTTCAGCCACCTTCTCCACGGCCGCGACCTTGCGGCTATAGCCACCTTTTGTGGCTTTGATTGCTTCCAGTTGGGCA